AAGCCATAGGCAGCCAGGTTGGTGCGGAGGCGGCCCAGGTCCTCACCATCATAGTTTTTGATGACCAGGATGGTGCTGTGGATGTCCTCCTCCATCTGGTTGGCAAAGTTGGAAAGCACATCATTGTATGCGTCCTGCAAGCACTTCACACGGGAGAGGAGGGGGATTTCATGGTGGGAGCTCTTAAAGCATACCAGAGGGATGCGCTCCCAATTATAGCCGGTGACCTCCCCGGTGGAGGGGTCAGCCTTTGTGATGTAGGGGCCGGAGTGTGCATAGTCATCCGGCACCAGCGTGCCGTCATCAGTGCGGATAAAGCAATCCACGCCGCCGCCGTGCATGACCTCAACCTTGACCACATCCTTGGCCTGTTCGTTTTCGTCATACTCCAGCACCATGTAGACATGCACCGCTGCATCCAGGATGGTGTGGTCAGCGTCCGCCCAGAATGGCAGCACCTCATCAGCCGGAAAACGCTTGAAAGACAGCACGCCGCTCTCATAGTAGGGATAAAGCCAGCTCTTGCCGCCAATCCATGCGCCCTCACCAACATTGTGCATCACCCGGCGGAAACGGGAGCCAAAGACGGCACTCAGCGCCTCAGCATATTTCTTGTTTTCCGTATCAAAGGAAAACGGACGGCCAAAAGAGTAGTTGGTCTTTTGGTCCACCATCTTGGAATACAGGTTATTGACCAGCCTGTTATTGGGCAGGTGTTTGAGTTCAACAGGCTTGCCGTCATCATCCAATGCCATGCGCTTGCGTCCAAGCACGGCCTGGCTGCCGTCATAGTAGGCCTCACCGGCAAGCTGCCTCTGCCGCTCTTTGGAGTGCAGCCATGCTGTGATCTCCAGCTCCAAAAAGCGCTTGTCAGTCATGCCCCGGCCAAAGTTTGTGGCAGTACGCATGACACAATCATCTCTTAAATTAAGCACAACCATGCTTTTCTCACCTCACAGACATTTTGCCGCTGTCCAGGCGGCGTATAGTTTTGGCCCTTGTATGGCCATCCAGTCCACCATCTCCTCATTGGTGGCCCAGGAGCCATCAAGGGTGACGGAGTTGATGCTCAAGCCGCTCTCATAGAGGAAAGCGTGCGTGATTTCGTGGCGCATACATTTGCGCTTGTAGGCCTCCAGATCAGCCATGCTCATGGGCTCTCTGCGCTCTGCTGCCGTGTAGTCTTTCACCACAATGCTCTTGGTGGAAAAATCACAGTAGCCATCACAGTGCTCCAGGTTGGGGTCCTTGGCCTTTTTGCGATATTCAAGGGTGTAGGGCACACCCAAAATGGAAATCCTCATCTGCGCCACCTCTTACTTGAAACTGAACAGCTCCGGCGCAAAGACTTTGTGCACAAAATAGCGCACATCATCCATGCTGTGGTCATTCTCCTTGATGGGCCGGTCCATGGTGGCCTTTTCATCCCATCGGTACATGCCAAACTCCCGGATGCAGTCCGTGCAGGTGGAACAGATGAAAATATCACCGCTCTGGAGCCTGGTGGCCACATTGCGGATGCCGTCAATGACGGAGTTGGAGGCCTTTTCCACCCTAAACCTGCCATGACGGCGGATGACCTCAATAAAAGATGCCGCAGAGGGGTCAACGATCACGGCACGGATTTGCAGCCCATCTGCCAGAGCCTCCAGCTCTGCATAGTGCTCCTCATCGGTGCGCTGCCGTCCCTCTTTGCGGCTGTCAAAGTAGTATTCCCGCATCCTATACCAGCGGCCATTGGCACGGCCCCACAGTCCAATGCTGGTGGGGTTGATGGTGCCATAGTCGCAGGAGATATAATAGCGGTCATACGGTCTGGGCTCTGGGGGCACAACATGGAAATCCTTGTTGAACATCGTGTAAATAAGCCCCTCCGCAACCACCCAGAGGCCACGGATAAAGCGATCATAAAAAACGCCAGAGTAAAGGCTCTCATACCTTGCCTTGACGGAGGCGGAGAGGCTGAGGTTGTCATCCATGGTGAAATGGAGGTGCAGCATGTTGCGCTTTCTAGCCTCCAATATCCATGTCACATAAAACCAATGGCTTGGCCCCTCTGGGTTGCAGTTAAACCACAGCTTGGAGCCGTCCACAGAACAACGGGCACAGGCTTGCTCCACAAAGGAGCGGGGCATCAGTGCAACCTCATCAAGCAGGATGCCCGCCAAAGTAATGCCCTGGATAAGAGCGGCACTGCTCTCATCCTTGCCGCCGAACAGGTAAAAGCTGTTGCTCCTCCCGGCAGCGGTCACGGTGATCTTGTTTTCTGTGCGGTGTTCCTTGAAAGAGAACATGCCAGCCATCCAGTTGGGCAGGTTGGTTGTCACATTGCGGCGCAAGCTCTCAATGGTCTTGCCGCAGATGGCAAAGTTTTGCCCCTCAAAGGTTTTCATGGCCCACATGACAAAGCCCACGGTCATGGCCACAGTCTTGCCGGAACGGATGGAGCCGTCACAGATGATGCCGTCATAGTCCTTAAAGCCCGGCCTATTCCACCAGGTCATGGCCAGATTTTGCCGGGGGCTCAATTTCTGGTATCTCACTTGTGTCCAGCTCCTCTCTGGTGCTCTGGTCGATGACCTCAAAGATGTTGTTTTCCTCTGGGTCAGCGCCAGCACCGTGATTGTCACACATGCCAAGGTGTCTGCCAAGCATCTCCAAAGCTCTCACCTTGTCATACAGTTTGACCTCAGTGCCATATTGGCCCTCCTTAATGGAGGCAATGGCTTTTTTCTTATCATCCGGCAGCGTGTCCGTTGGGACCAGCCGCACAAGGCCGTTTCTGTTGATTGCGGCAAAATCAGCACCGTTGGCAAAGGCGATGGCTGCCAGCTCCGCAAGCACCATGTCCTGTGTGATTTCCACCCGCTTTTGGCGGTTTTTCATGGCCTTTTGGAGTTCAGCCGAAACTTGAGTTTTATTGAGTAGCTCCACGGCGATACGGGCCGCACTTTTCTCACTGTAACCGGCACGGATAGCAGCCTGTGTGGCATTAAGGTCCACAAGGTACTCCTGCACAAATCGCTTTTGCTTTTCAGTTAATTTGGCCACACTCACCACCCCATAACATAGTAAAAGCTGCCCCCGTTTTGAGGCAGCTTGCGAAAAATCACAGTAGAAAACAGCGGCAAGGGTCTGGTTTCATCATCCGTCACCTTGCCGCTGTCCAACCAAGGAGGTGTTGCATCTTTAGGCACCACCCGCATCATACAGTATAACACAGGTGTGCGTAACATTTGGCACAACTTTACTCCTGTTTCAAATGTCTGTAACACATCATCTTGACGCTCCCGGCGGTGTTACTGCCACCGACACATGCCGCCACCTGTTCCCAAGGCAGTCCATTGATAAACCGATAGGTGAGGACTTGGCGGAGGAGGCTGTCATCAATGTCTGCTATGTAGCGCTCCAGACGGCTCCGCTCATAAAGGCATTGCTGGTGCTTTGCCTCAATGATGCCCTTGAGGTCTGCGATCTCCGCCGCATAGCGTCCCACTTTATCAGACACGCCGGGACTGCGGGGCATACCTGTGAGGTTGGGAGAGATGGAAACGGCCAGCACCTCAAGCTCCTGGAGGCGCTTTTTGTCCATTTCAATCTCCCGGTTGAGATAGTATAGCTGGGAGAGTTCTTTGAGGGTCATCTTTGTGCCTCCTCTCCACGCCATACGGGTTTACAGTGTCCCTCACCAAAAGCACACTTGACAGTGCACACCTTGCAGGGGTCACCTCCCGCCATTACAAAATGCAGATCAGCAATAGCCTGGCGCAGTGTGGCATTGCTGGCGTTGGCCTCCTGCTTGGCCTTGTCTGCGTAGGCGCACGCCTCAGCCACCTTGGCCTGGTATTCCTCAGCAGGGATGTGCTGCTCACGCATCTGCTCCAGCATCAGCCGGTCAGCCTCATGCTGGACAGTCAACCGGGCATTTTCCCGGATGAGCTCATCCACAAAAATGGTTTCTTTATCGGTCACGATACTCATGCAATCTCCTCCTTGATTTTCTTAATTCTTGCTTTCAGAGCCCGCATGACAGCCTCATGGGTGTCTGCACGGTCCCGGATGGTTGCCATGACATCCTCATCCTGGCAGCCCTGCACAATGAGATAGTGGATATAAACCTTGTCATAAGGGGACCCCTGCCTCCACAAGCGGCAGTTGCCCTGGTCATTCAGCTCAAAGGACCAGTTGAGGCCATACCACACAACATGGTGGCCTCCGGCCTGGAGGTTAAGGCCATAGGCGCAGCTTGCAGGATGGACAAGCAGCACATCAACCTCTCCATTGTTCCAGGCATCGGCATCCTCTGCGCCTTTATATACACGCACCCGCAGCTTGTTCTTGCGGCCCTTATTGGCACGCTCCAGCCGGTCAAGGATGCGGTCACGGTCATGTTGATAGCCGTAAAAGGTCAAGGCTGGCTCTCCGTCCAGGCGCTCCAACAGCTCCATATAGGCATCCAGCTTGCAGTCATGGACAGGGACCGCCTGGCCCTCAGTGCCATAGACCGCACCATTGCAGAATTGCAGCAGCTTGCCCACAAGGACACCGGCGGTGCTGGCGGTCACAACATCCTCATCCACCTCAAGCAGCAGATCACGCTCAAACTGCTTATAGTCACGCATGGCCTTGGGGTCAAGCATGACGGGGATTTCATGCTGGATGTTTTCCGGCAGTTGCAGGTAGTCCTCAGCTTTCATGGAGATGCAGATGTCAGAGATGGCGGACAGCACCGCATCATCTGCGCCGTCCTTGGCCTTATAACTGAAAATCTGGGTGCGGCTCCTCTGGTCCGGGTCAAAGTATCTCTCCCGGTAGGCGCTCAATGTGGGCCCCAGACGCTCACCACCGTCAAGGAGGTAAACCTGCGCCCACAGATCAATGAGGCCCTTGGAGGACGGTGTGCCGGTCAGCAGCACCATTTTCTTGATAAATCGCCGCACCCGTTTCATAGCCTTAAAGCGTTTACTCTGGGAGTTCTTAAAGCTGGTGCTCTCATCCAGCACCACCATGTCAAAGGGCCAGGCCTGTTTGAAGTAGTCCACCAACCACTCCACATTTTCACGGTTGATGATGTAGACATCCGCAGGGGTGTTGAGGGCCTTGATGCGCTTGGAGGCGCTGCCCAGCACCATAGAGATGCGGATGTGTTGCAGGTGGTCCCACTTGGCAGCCTCCTTGCTCCAGGTGGCCTCTGCCACCGTCTTGGGTGCCACCACCAGGACCTTGGACACCTGCCAGCGGAAATACTTGAGAATATTGACCGCCGTGAGGGTGATGACGGTTTTGCCAAGGCCTGGCCGGAGAAACAAACCAACAGCAGGGTCCTCAACTACACGCTGGATGCAGTAGGTTTGATAATTATGCGGGGTGTACTGCATCAGCAAATACCTCCCTCAAAAAGTCTTTCACGGCATCCATCCCAAAAAGTACACGGACATCCGCCCCCCGTTTCTCCATCTCGCTCCTTTGCCATTTCTGCACCTTGGCCAGCCGCCCAATCTCTGTTTTCAACTCAACATAGATGGTCTTGCCGCCGGGTGTGATAACAATGCGATCTGGGACACCGGGATTGCCCGGTGATACAAACTTAAAGCAGAGGCCGCCGTGTTCCTTTACTTTGCGGACAAGGTAGCTCTCAATATGGCTTTCTTTCATGGTTAGGCCTCCAATCTTGCAGGTGTAACATGTTACCCCTGTTTCTATATTTTCTCGCGTGTAGGCGGTTTAGAGAGTTTTTATATTCTCTAATCCTCTGTTTTTTATTTAATAAAAAATGAATGTTGCAATGTTGCAGATACCTCAAAAAGCCCGTGTTTTCGGGGGTTTTAGGCGTAACATTGACCGTAACATTGCCCGCAACATGTTGCAGTCACGGTGTAACATTCAAAAATCAATGTTACGGGCAATGTTACATCAAATGTTGCGGCGTTTCAGAAAGCCTCTTTGAGCTCCGCAGTAGCCAAAGCGCAGGGCGCTCTTGCCTTTTTCCCAGCCGCCCAGGGTTTCAATGATGCTGTTGATTTCCGCAGTATCACTGTATCTGATTTCCTTTTGCTTGCCGTCCAAAGCCTCACACCAGACCTCAAGGGCACACACACGGTCACGGTCAACCAGCTTGATGTCACCTTGCACGGCTCCGCCCCAGAACATGCGGCGGCGGTCCAGCGGCCAGCTCTGCCAGTCCTCCGGCACCTGCTTGCTCAGAAACTCCGTGATGATGCCCTCACGGGTGCTCACCTCACGGTGTTCCTCCTGCTTGGCCTTGGCCATCTCCTCCAGGTCACCCTTGAGGAAAAGGGGCTCACCAGTCTGCCAGCGGACCACGGCCTCAGCCCAGAGCTGGTCAATTTCTCCGGCCAGATCAGTCCACACATCTTTAGTGCGTGGCTGTTCCCCGGTGTCAACGGGCCAGAAACGGCGGTTGCCGGTGCGGTCTTGCAGGTAGTCAGTGGTGTTGGTGGTGCCGAAAAAGACACAGCAGCGGGGCAGCTCT